TTAAAGAAAATGAACTCAAGAAAAAGGCAGAAATATCTAAAGCTAATGTTTGAATGTAGAAAACGAATTGAAACACTACATGATTTAGCTTCTGGAGAATTTGGAGGGGTTTATCTTCAAGTTTTAATTGAAACAGAAGCACTACAACTCAGGAAGTTATTGGAGCTTATAGCCTTTTCATCGTTGATTTCACATGAGGCAGCCTATAGAACTGTTACACAGAATATTGATGGTGTATGGAAAGCCAAGCGTATTATGTGTGAGTTGGGGAAAATAAACCAAAATTTTTACCCGCTACCTGTATCAGAGATTACAAATGATGGATGGAAAAAATTAAAAGGTGGGTATTTAACAAAAAAACAATTTATTGCATTGTATGATGAGTGTTCAACTCATATTCATGTTAGAAATCCATACAGGGTGAGCGAAAATTCACTGGCCTTCCATAAAAAAGTTCCTGCATATTTATCAAGGATTGAATCTTTATTATCTAGGCATATTGTTTCACTTGTAGATGACATGGAACTTCTTTTTGTAGAGGTGCCTCATTTTGAAGATTCTACTAGCCCTATAAGGATTAGGTATTTGGTTAAAGACGATGGATGAATTTTAATTGTCTTTTAAGAAGCAATTCACATTTAGTTATGGTAGGTCTTTGATAACGGCAGCAGTGCTGGAACTTGCTTTCAGCGCTGACAGGTTGGACAACGAGTTATGCGAGACGTTAGTCAAACCTTTATAAGGTGATATGGATGGCACATCAGTAGTGAATATAAAGTTACCTGAGAAAATTTTATAGTGGCGTTCTGAGAGCGTTGAATGAAATTTATTGAGGGCGATAATATGCATCGACTACCGGGCGAAATTCCGCAGCACAAAACTAAAAGCATAAAACTTATGGCTATCGTTCATCGTCTGCAGACGATAATGGTCAATGAGAACCTGACTCCAGCAGAGTTGGTCGGGTGTGCAGAAATCGTCAGGGATAACTATGGCAAACTGGATAATATCAGCAGACAGGCACATTACGCACCGCCACCACGTCGACGATAGCAAACGCCGTCGGCGCTGAAACTCGCTTTCAGTGCTGACGGGGTTGAACAACGAGCTACGCGAGGCGTTAGCCGGTCATAGCGTCGCAAATAATTCCGCCGTATGCTGGTTAAATAATTCGGGGTTTTTGGACATGCAAAATCCCATCTTATCGAAAAAAGACCCGTTTGCAGATTGGGCAAAGAATCTGACTTTAATGGCATTAAATAACGACCTGAGCTCTCGCGAGGTGGAAAGCTACACCGCAAAAATGGTCGAAAAGGCTAATAAAGATGAGCTTTCAGTCGTTATCAAACACCTGTTAAATCACATCAGAATGCGCAAATAAAAGGAACCATATAAATATGTTATCTCTCGTTTATGAAAATCCGTGGACAACCGTTTTTCTGCTGATTGTTGCTAGTTATTGTCTCAACAGTATTATTGGCGCATTGCGCGGCCAGTAACCTCAATAAACCTGATTCAAACCGGCACCATGAATGCCGGTTTTTTTATGCCATTCTTCCGCGAATTTCCCGTTTTTTAGCCGTGCATGCAACAGGTGCGTGGTTTTGCATGCGCCAGACTTTCCCTTTCTGGCCGTGCGCCGCCAGAGCTGGCGCGGTTCCAGAGTGGTCATGCACCTGCATTAAAACCGACCCATAAAGCGGGCAGGCGTGGCGGGGAAAGCATTGCGCGCTGAGGCGGGTATTTATTTTATTTTTTCAGCGCCTGAGCGCGTCCCTGTGGCGTTGTCGTGGTCGTGGGTGAATAACGAGGTGAAGCGAAGCGGCGACGGCGTGTCGTGGCGCTGAGGGCGTTGTGTGCGGTGGGGGTAAAGCCGCCACGACGGGCGGCTGTGGGTGGGGTTACTCGTCGTCGCCGAGACTGTATTTTTCGAAGCGGATAATTTCTTCACCCGCCCATTCGTTCAACTCCATAAACCGCGCCTGTAGCGGGGTCAGCTCGTTACGCACAAAGACCTTTGCCACCTTCTCAACGTCACCCACTGAGCCGACGTTCTCGGGCTTACCGCCCATAAGCTGGAATGGAATGCGGTGCGCGTCGAGCAGGTCAGCGGCGCTGACTTTCTTGATATTAAAAAAATCATCCTTCGTGGCGACTTCGCTCAGTGGCACAATTTTAATCCCGTCTGCTTTACCATTCGGCGCGTAAAAAAACAGGTTCTTAAAATTGCCGAGTCCTTTCGAGTCGCGCATCGCCTTTCGCAGTGCCTCGACGTCGGTGCTGCTTTGCGCGGCGTCGGTCACATACATGATGTAACCCGCATGCGCGCCGTTCTGATAATACTTGCGACGGAACAGGGTCGCCGATTCATTCAGCCAGGCTGAATTGAGTGCGCTCAGGTATTCCGGCATCCCGTAAAGCTCCTGATTAATATCGGGCTCGAGCAGGTGGAAGACGGAGCCGGGCGCGAACTGGTGCGGCTGTGTGTAGCTCTGAATGTACCAGTAAACGTCATCCTCGATGCCACGGCGGGTGTATTTCGCCGGTGAGGTTTCCAGTTTTAACGGCTTGCCGGTCAGGCTGCGACGCTCTTCGATAAACGCATTACCAAACACCAGATAGTCGAGCGCAAATCGGGTGAAGTCCTGACGGGATAACAGCGGGTGCGGGATGTAGGTCGACACCAGAATATTACGCTTCACATAAATCGGCGAGCTGTGATGCACGGCGGCGCGCATGCTCTTCGCCAGCCCGGAAAAGCTCACCGGCGGCTCGTACCACTGGCCGTTATCGATACACTCGACATAATCGAGAATATCGCGGCGGTCGAGTACCGGCGTCGGCTCACCAAAAGTGAATGCTTCCATGCTCTGTGCCGGTGCGGCTGTGTGGTTTTGGGTGCGCGGCGGCTGCTGGCGCTTGTTGCGTTTCTTGCTCATTAGTTCCACTCCATGATGCTGGATGACTGCTCACCGGTCGCGGCGGTCAGCGGCTCATTAATTAATACGTGCATGGTTGCCCAGGCGAGATCGGCGTGACTGGCTTCCTCGGTGCGGCTGGCCTCATAGGTCGAGCTGCGACCACTGCTGGTCATGGTTTTGCGGATAGACATAAACGACTGCGTGATATCGGTCGCGCTGACGTCGTACTCGAGGCAACCGCGGCGAATGGTGTCTTTTGCTTTCAGCACCATTGCGGTTTTCATTTCCGGCGTGTAGCGGATTTCACGTGCAGCCGGGTAGAAAGACCGCACGAGCTGGAAAACGCCCTGACCGAGCCCGGTAGCATCGATGCCGATATATTCCACGGTGTATTTCTGCGTGAGCTCGCGAATGGATTCGGCCTGTTGGGCGAAGTCCATCCCTTTCCACTGGTGGCGCTCGAGGATGCGGAATTTGCCACCGGCAACGACCGGAGGCGCAATAACGACGCACCCGGCGCTGTCGCCACGTAATGACGGGTCGTAGCCAATCCACACCGGGCGGTGACCGAATGGCCGGTCGGCAAATGGCGCGTAGTCCTCCCATTTTTCGAGGCTGTCGACCATGCAGCGTTGCAGCTCTTCGAACGGGAATACCGACGCTTTATCGTCGACGAACTCGCACATAAACAGGTTGCGGAACTCATCGACACTGTTCTCGCGCTTCAGCGTATCGATGTTGAACAGGGTGCACCCTTTGGCGAGTGCGTCCTCGATGGTGACAATCTGTCGCCACTGACCGTCAGGACAGGCGACGCCCTTCGCGAGTGCGGCGTGACTGATATCGATATCGACGCGCTCGCTCTTGTCTGAGCGTCCCTTGTTGAACAGCTCACCCGACCAGAACGGGTAAGCACCGTGTGCCAGCGATGAGGGGGTCGAGAAATAGGTCGTGCGTAAATGCTCCTGTGAAGACATGCCCCCGGCGACGCGCTTCAGTTTCTGGAAGTTGGGGATCCAGAAAATTTCGTCGACATACAGGTCGCCGTTGTGACTCTGTGCCGTGTTGGCATTGGTACCGAGAAACATCAGCTCCGCGCCATTGTTGCCGAGCACAATCGGGTCGCCGGTAAGCTCGACGCCAGCCTGTCGGGCAAAGGCGATAATGTATTTACGGAATACATAGGCTTGCGTCTTACTGGCCGACAAAAATATCTGGTTGTGGCCGGTCTTCAGCGCCTGTAACAGTGCCTCACGTGCAAAATAGAACGTCGCGCCAATCTGTCGCGATTTCAGGATGTGCCTGATGCGGTGCGCCAGCCCGGCGCGCCACCATTCGAGTTGATAGTCGAAAGACTGCTCAAGGAAAATCTCTTCGAGTTTCTCGATAGCCTCTTCGCTGAAAAAGTTCTTTTTCCGCTTCTTCTTTTCCCCTTTGTTGCGGTTGGCTACGTTCGGGTTTAAATCCGCTTCGTTGCCGGTCTGGCCGTAGCGGTTAACCCGCGCGAGGCGCTCCATCTGGCGCGCCAGAAAATCCGCGACCTTAAAGTCGTGAGCCGTCAGGTCAGGCTTTGCATAGAGCTGAATCAGCCGCGCCTCGAGCGTGAACTCGACCCGGTTTAACGGGGCGGTTTCTTCCCATTTATCGCGCTGTTTCCAGCTCTGCACCGTGGGACGCTTGACCTGTAACTGCTCCGCGATTTGTGGCACGGAATAGCCCTGCCAGAACAAAAGCGCGGCCTGTCGTCGCGGGTCGCTGAGTAGTGATGTGTCGTTGGTAGTGGTCATAAAACCTCACTGTGATGAGTACACGGCAAGGCTAAAGATTCAGGGGGGATGAATCGCTAACCCCATGTTGTGTCAGGGGTTGCACTTCTGTAACCGGTGGCTGGCGAGGGAGGGAGTCGGGAAACTACATCCGACCCGATAACCCAACTCAGGACACCTGACTCATGGCTAAAAAAGTTTCGAAATGGTTTCGCATCGGCGTCGAGGGTGACACCTGCGACGGTCGCGTCATCAGTGCGACTGATATTCAGGAGATGGCTGATTCGTATGACCCGCGCGTCTACGGTTGCCGTATTAACCTCGAGCACCTGCGCGGCCTGTTGCCTGACAGCGTATTTAAACGCTATGGCGATGTGGCTGAGCTGAAAGCCGAAGTTATTGACGATGATTCAGCGCTCAATGGCAAGCTGGCATTGTTTGCCAAAATCACGCCGACCGATGACCTCGTCGCGATGAATAAGGCAGGCCAAAAAGTCTATACCTCAATGGAAATTCAACCGAACTTTGCCAACAGCGGAAAATGCTATCTGGTTGGTCTGGCCGTCACTGACGACCCGGCAAGCCTCGGTACTGAATATCTTGAGTTTTGCCGTACCGCGAAACACAACCCACTCAACCGATTTAAAGCCAGCCCTGAGAATTTCTTCTCAGTGGCAACCCTTGCCGAGCTGGAATTCGAAGACCTGCCCGACACCCTGCTGACCAAACTCAGCGACACCGTGAAAGGCATCTTCAGCCGTAAACAGACTGACGACGATGCGCGTTTCAGTGATGTACATGAAGCCGTGACCGCCATCGCCGAGCGGGTGCAGACCGGCGGCGAAAGCGCCGAGGTGCGTTTCAGTGCCATTGAAACCGAGCTTGCCGACGTCAAAAAAGCGCTGGCCGAACAGGCCGACGCCACCTCGCAGCAATTCAGCACCCTGACCACCACGCTGGAAAACACCGAAAGCAAATCACAGGCGCGCCGCAAGTTAAGCACCGGTGGTGACGGTGATTCAGCGGGCTCCTCGCTGACTGACTGCTAACCCCTGATAACTCCGAAGGAAATGAAACGCCATGCGTAAAGACACCCGTTTTAAATTTAATCAGTACCTGAGCCGCATCGCTGAACTGAACGGCATCGAGGTCAGCGACCTCAACAAAAAATTCACCGTCGAGCCGTCGGTGACGCAGACCCTGTTTGACAAAATCCAGCAGTCGTCCAGCTTCCTGAAGCTCATCAACATGGTAACCGTTGGCGAGCTGACCGAAGAGAAAGTCGGCATCGATGTGACCGGCTCCATTGCCAGCACCGCTGATACCGACGGTGGCGTCGAGCGTAAGACCGCTGATTTCGCGAAAATGGATGCGTACCGCTATTTCTGTCATCCGGTGAACTTCGACTATCACCTGAAGTACAACAAGCTCGACCTGTGGGCGCGTTTTCAGGATTTCCAGATTCGGATCCGTAACGCCATCATCAAGCGTCAGGCGCTGGACTACATCACCATCGGCTTTAACGGCGTGAGCCGGGCGGCGACGTCTGACCGTAGCAAAAACCCGTTGCTTCAGGATGTGGCTGTCGGCTGGTTGCAGAAATACCGCAACGACGCGCCTGAGCGTGTGATGTCCAGCATCACCGACGCTGACGGTACCGTGATTTCGAACACCATCAAAGTGGGTAAAGGTGGGCATTACGCCAACCTCGACGCGCTGGTCATGGATGCTTTCGAGTCGCTGGTCGCGGAAATTCACCGTGAGAACCCGGAAATGGTTGTCATCTGTGGTCGCCGTATCCTGACCGACAAATACTTCCCGATGATTAACAAATTCCAGGCGAACAGCGAACAGCTCGCCGGTGAGCTGATTATCAGCCAGAAAACCATCGGTCAGCTTCAGGCGGTGCGCGCGCCGTTCTTCCCGGCAAACAGCGTTTTCATTACAACGCTGGATAACATTTCGATTTATCTGTACGAGGACGGCCACCGCCGCCACATCGTCGAAAATCCGAAACTCGACCAGGTGGAAAACTACGAACAGGTCAAAGTCGATTTCGTTATCGAGGACTACGAGGCCGGTTGCCTGATTGAAAATATCGAGATCCTCGAGCCGGAAGAACCCGCCACCACTGAACCAGTGAGCGCGGAAGTCTTTGCGGCGGCAATGGTCAAAGCGATGCAGTCTCTGACAGGCAGCGCACCGGCTGAAACCGGCACCACTGACGGCAAGGAGGCATAACCGATGTCAACCCCCGCACAGCGTCACGCGATGCGGGTCTCGGCTATCAGGGCATCGCAGCGGGATAACGCCCCGCTGCGTCATGCCTCACCTTACGAGCAAATGCTCGTCAAGCTGGCCGCAGACCGCCGGACGCTATCAGCAATTCGTTCTAAAGAACGCAAAGCGGATAAGAAACGCGAAATACTCCCGCTGTACCTGCCGTGGGTCGCTGGCGTACTGGAAAGCGGCACCGGCGCACAGGATGACATTCTGATGACGGTGATGCTCTGGCGTCTTGATGCGGGGGATATCACCGGCGCGATTGAGATTGCGCGCTATGCGCTGCGTTTCGGTCTGTCGATGCCGGAAAATCATTCCCGCACCACCCCATACATGCTGGCCGAAGAGGTCGCACTCGCGGCAACCCGCGCCCGTATTGCCGGTGAGCCGGTCGACGCTGCGCAACTGCTTGAGGTCATCGGGCTGACCGATGCCGCCGATATGCCTGACGAAGTGCGCGCCCGGCTGCATAAGGTCACCGGTCTGACCCTGCGTGATGCCGGTCAGCTTCCTGATGCGCTGGCGCACCTGCAACGCGCCTTACAGCTCGACACCAACGCCGGGGTAAGAAAGGACATTGAGACCCTCACTCGTGAGCTAAACCCGAAACCGGTCGCCGTCAAAAAAACAGCGCCGAAAGCCGCGAAAAAGGCACCCGCGAAAAAACAAGATTCACCGGTGAAACGAGGGCGTGGACGCCCGAAGAAAGTCGCCGGTTAACAGAACGCGCCCCGCGCCGGGCGGCACGCTGGTCAATGTCGGTGATTCACCGTAACTGCGACCGGCGTCCACCGCCCACCTATTTACTGAGGTACTCATGACCATGATTGTGATGAATAACCCGGCGCAACAGCGCGACCCGATGGTCATCCCGCCGGTGCCGGTCGACGAGCCGGTGATTAAAAACACGGCCTTTTTCCCGGATGTTGATCCGAAGCGCATGCGCGAAGAAATGCGCCTCGAGCAGACCGTGACGCCGGTGCGTCTGCGCCGGGCGATTAAAACCGCGATGGCCGAGACCAATGCCGAGTTAACCGACTGGCGCGACCTTCAGCTCGCCGCCGGTTATCAGCGCCTCGAGGATGTGCCGACGGATGAGCTCGACGGCGAAAGTGTGCGGGTTTTTCACTACTTCAACGCTGTTTGCTCGATGACGACCGCGACGCTGTACGAGCGTTACCGGGGCGTTGATGCCAGCGCCAAAGGTGACAAAAAGGCCGACAGCATCGATGACACCATCGATGAAATGTGGCGTGACATGCGCTGGTCGGTTGCCCGTATCCAGGACAAAGCGCGCTGCATCGTGGGGCAAATCTGATGAACGTCATCGCGCATCAGGGCGACACGCTCGACACGTTATGTCAGCGCCATTACGGGCGCACTGAAGGTGTGGTCGAGGCTGTATTGCTGGCTAATCCGGGGCTCGCTGAGCTGGGTGTCGTCCTGCCACATGGCACGGCGGTCAGTCTGCCTGAAGTCGACGCCGCACCGGTATCGGAGACCGTGAATTTATGGGACTGACTGTGGATAAAATCACAACCTTTCTGACCTACTGGCTGTCAGTGGTGCTGGCGTATTTCGGTACGCAGACACCGGAACGGCTCGCGCTTTATGTCGGGGGAAGCTGCGCCATTTTTACCGCGCTGGTTAACTTCTGGTACCAGCGAAAGAAATACCGCTATCTCGTCTCGATGGGGATTGATAAGGGGGTTATTCGTGGGCTCATTCGTTAAACGTTGCAGTGTGGCCGTCGTGCTGGCGCTGGCGGCACTGGTGCCTGATTTTCGTTTGCTTCACACCTCGCCGGAGGGGCTCGCGCTGATTGCCGACCTCGAGGGTTGCCGGTTGCGCCCTTACCAGTGCAGCGCCGGTGTGTGGACGTCAGGCATCGGCCACACTGCCGGGGTGGTACCGAAACGGGATATCACCGAGAAGGAAGCCGCCGCGAATCTGGTCGCTGATGTGCTGAACGTCGAGAAACGACTCGCGGTCTGTGTGCCTGTTGAAATGCCACCCGCCGTCTATGACGCGCTGGTCAGCTTCGCTTTTAACGTCGGTACCGGCGCGGCCTGTCGCTCAACACTGGTGTATCACCTGAAACACCGGCAATGGTGGCAAGCCTGTGACCAGCTCACCCGCTGGGTGTTTGTGAATGGTGAGCGTAATACCGGGCTCGAAAATCGCCGCTTTCGCGAGCGCACCTACTGCCTGAAGGGGGCGAAATGAAAACGATAGTCGTGCTGTTAGTGCTGGCGGTGGCCGGGCTGCTCTGGATGCGCCACGAAAACACCAGTCTGACCCGCTCCTTTGAACGGGCGAACAAGGTCGCCGGTGAACAAAAAACGCTGATTACCATGCTGAAAAGCCAGCTTAAAACGGCCTCCCGTATCCGTGGGGAAAATGAGACCGCTCAGGTCTTACTGCGCGGTGAGCTCATCGATGCCGGAGCGCGGGCGCAACGCCGGGAACAGACCATTACGAGGTTACTCAATGAAAATGAACAGCTTCGCCGCTGGTATAGCGCTGATTTACCTGATGCTGTGCGCCGGTTGCACCAGCGCGCCGCCTGTGCCGACGCCGGTGATTGTCTACAACGCATGCCCGAGGGTCAGCCTCTGCCCGATGCCGGGAAGTGACCCGTCCACCAATGGTGACCTGAGCGCGGATATACGCCAGCTCGAAAGCGCCCTCGAGCGCTGTGCGCTTCAGGTCAGAACGATAAAAAATTGCCAGGATAAAATCGATGTACAAGCCGAAAAGTCTGCGAAAAGCCTTAACTGACGCCGTGCCGGTGCTGGCACGAAACCCCGATATGATGCGTGTCTTTATCGACAACGGGAATCTAGCCTCGACGCTGGCGACGTCGCTGTCGTTTGAGAACCGGTACACGCTGAATGTGGTGGTGACCGATTTCACGGATGATATCGAGCTGTTACTTGTCCCGATTCAGGCGTGGCTGCGCATCCATCAGGCTGACATTATGACGACCGATGAAGGGCGTAAAAAGGGATTCACCTATTTTGCCGATATCAACGACAACGACAGCGCTGATATCAGTATCAGCCTGATGCTGACCGAGCGCACCCTCGTTAAAGAGCAGGGGGATAAGCTCCAAGTCGAACAGGCTGAAGAGCCGCAGCCGCCGGAACCCGTTACCCGGCCGGTTGAACTGTATGTTAACGGTGAGCTCGTGAGTCGAATGCATGAATGACTTTAAACCCTTTGACGATAAGCTCGCGGGGCTGATAGCGGCGCTGTCACCTTCTGCCCGTCACAGAATGGCCGCAGATATCGCGAAGACTCTGCGAGCCCGTCAACAGCGCCGGATTAAAACGCAGAAAGCACCGGACGGCACACCTTACGCCGCCCGAAAATGCCAGCCGGTAAAAGCCAAAAAAGGCCGGGTTAAGCGGGAAATGTTCGCCAAACTCCGCACCAGTCGTTTTATGAAAGCCTCAGCGGGGAATGACGCGGCGGTCGTGGAATTTACCGGCAAGGTACAACGGATGGCGAATGTGCATCAGTACGGCCTCAAGGATAAGCCAGGGCGAAACAGTGCGCCGGTGCAGTACGATGCCCGACCGCTCATCGGGTTTAATGACGAAGACCGTCAGGCAGTGGAGGAAATAATTATCGCTAAATTGTCCGTTTAGCGTTGTGTCATCGACAGTAAAACCCGCATCAATTGCCGCTCAGAGCACCGGGCGGCATCCTTCCTTGTATGAATACTCGCGCAACTCTTCAGGACGCTTTACGCCTCCTTCGAAACCTGATACGCACCGGCGTCGTCGTCGAAGTTGACCTCGATGACGGGCGCTGTCGTGTCCAGACTGGCGGCATTGTTACCGACTGGCTTCAGTGGCTAACCACGCGCGCCGGTCGCTCACGTGTCTGGTGGGCTCCGTCTGTGGGTGAGCAGGTTTTACTGCTGGCCGTCGGTGGTGAGCTCGACACCGCTTTTGTGCTCCCCGGTATTTTCTCTGATGACCACCCTGCGCCGTCGGCATCGGCTGATGCATTTCACATCACCTTTCCTGACGGGGCTGTTATCGAGTACGAGCCGGAGACCGGCGCACTGACTGTGAGCGGCATTAAAACCGCAGATGTTACGGCGTCGGATTCCATCACCGCGACGGTACCTCTGGTGATGGTGAAAGCCGAGACCCGCATCACCCTCGATACCCCGGAAGTGGTCTGCACCAACAAACTGACGACGGCGACGCTTGAGGTACAACAAGGCGGCACCATGCGCGGAAACATCGAACACACCGACGGTACATTTAAATCAAACGGCGTGCAGGTCGATGACCACGGTCACGGTGGTATTAAGCGCGGGGATGACTGGACGGAGGGCACGAAATGACGACCCGATATATCGGCATGAATCGCGAGACCGGGCGCGCCATCACTGACGCCGATCATATCCGTCAGAGCTGTGGCGATATTTTGCGAACGCCGGTCGGCTCTCGCGTGATGCGCCGTGATTATGGCTCGCTGTTGTTCTCCCTGATTGATATGCCGCAGACCGACGCGCTGAGGCTGCAAATTATGTGCGCCTGTTATATGGCGCTGCTGAAGTGGGAGCCGCGCATCAGCATCAGCTCGCTGACGGTAGAACGTCAGTTTAACGGTCAGATGATTGTTGAGCTGACCGGCGAGACCCGGGATACCGGCAAAACCCTGTCACTGACTATCCCTGTGAGTTGAATTTATGGCAACCATCGACCTGAGCCAGCTCCCCGCACCTGACGTTGTGGAAACGCTGGATTTTGAAACCATCCTTGCTGAGCGTAAGGCGACATTCGTGTCTCTTTATCCTGAAGACCAACAGGACGCCATTGCCCGGACGCTCGCCCTCGAGTCTGAGCCAGTGGTGAAGTACCTGGAAGAAAACGCCTATCGGGAGGTTATCTGGCGTCAGCGTGTAAATAATGCGGCAAAGGCGGTCACGCTGGCTTACGCAGAGGGCAACGACCTTGACGTCATCGGCGCAAACTTCAACGTCGAACGGCTGGTTATCACACCGGCTGATAAATCGGCAATTCCCCCAGTGGCGGCGGTGATGGAATCAGACTCTGATTTTCGTCTTCGCATCCAGCAGGCTTTTGAAGGGATGAGTGTGGCGGGCTCAACGGGTGCCTATGAATTTCATGGTCGCAGCGCTGACGGGCGAGTCGCGGATATTTCAGTTATCAGCCCGTCGCCAGCCTGTGTGACGATTTCGGTGCTCTCCCGACATGATAATGGTGCCGCATCCGATGAACTCCTGACAGTCGTGCGTAATGCACTTAATGATGAGAACGTCAGACCGGTTGCTGACCGTGTGACAGTTCAGTCAGCTGAGATTGTTGATTACCAGATTCGGGCAACGATTTTTATCTATCCGGGGCCGGAAAGTGAGCCCATCCGGGCGGCGGCTGAAGCGAAACTAAAAGCCTATATCAGCGCGCAGCACCGGCTGGGGCGGGACATTCGGCTCTCGGCCATTTATGCCGCGCTGCATGTTGAAGGGATCCAGCGTGTCGAGCTTTCCACGCCGGTCGCTGACATTGTGCTTGATAAGACTCAGGCGTCATTTTGCAGTGATTATCACATTGCGATAGGGGGCTCTGATGAGTAATGCGCGGCTGTTGCCGGTGGGCTCGTCGCCGCTTGAGGTGGCGGCGGCACGTGCATGTGCGGAAATCGAAAACACCCCCGTCCCGCTGCGTCGTCTGTGGAGCCCTGATTCCTGTCCTGCAAACCTTTTGCCGTGGCTGGCGTGGGCGTTTTCCGTTGACCGTTGGGATGAGAACTGGCCGGAAGAAACCAAGCGTGACGTTATTCGCAGCGCGTATTACATCCACTGCCACAAAGGGACGATAGGCGCAGTCCGGCGTGTGGTTGAGCCGCTCGGATATCTGATTAACGTGTCTGAGTGGTGGGAGACCAATGACCCGCCCGGCACGTTTCGTCTTGATATCGGTGTTTTAGAGACCGGCATCACTGAAGAAATGTATTACGAAATGGAGCGACTCATTGCGGATGCAAAGCCAGCCAGCCGGCATCTTATCGGCCTCAATATTATTCAGGATGTGCCGGGCTATCTGTACACCGGCGCGCTGACGTATGACGGCGACATCATCACGGTTTACCCGGATAAGTGAGAGGACAATGACAGTAAAATATAAAACGGTCATCACCAAAGCCGGTGCAATCAAGCTGGCTGCAGCGACCGTCCCGAACGGGAAAAAAGTGAATTTTACGGCGATGGCAATCGGCGACGGTGGCGGTACATTGCCGGTGCCTGATGCCAACCAGACAAAGCTCGTCAATGAAGTCTGGCGCTATAAACTGAACAAAATCAGCCAGGACAATAAGCATCAAAATTATGTGGTCGCGGAGCTGCTTATCCCGCCTGAAACCGGTGGTTTCTGGATGCGCGAAATGGGGCTCTATGACGACACTGGCACGCTGATTGCCGTCGGTAACATGGCGGAAAGCTATAAACCTAAACTTGATGAGGGGGCAGGCCGCGCACAGACCGTGCGTATGGTCATCATGGTAAGCGATATCGAGTCAGTCGAGCTGACGATTGATACCTCAACGGTGATGGCAACACAGGACTATGTCGACGATAAGCTCGCTGAGCATGAGCAGTCCCGCCGTCATCCTGACGCCACGCTCACCGCAAAGGGTTTCACGCAGCTCAGCAGTGCGACCGACAGCGAGTCTGAGACGCTCGCAGCAACGCCGAAAGCGGTTAAGGCGGCGTATGACCTTGCTAATGGTAAATACACAGCTCAGGACGCAACCACGGTGCAAAAGGGTGTCATCCAGCTCAGCAGTGCAACCGACAGCGTGTCTGAGGCGCTCGCGGCGACGCCGAAAGCGGTGAAAATCGCAATGGAGAATGCCAGCGCGCGACTCGCGAAAGAAAGGAACGGCGCTGATATTCCTGATAAACCTCTGTTTGTTCATAATATTGGACTGGGAAATGTGCTTTTCAAAGGTGATGGCCGGTTCCTCGCGGGAACATTTGTCAGTGACGCAATTGACCGAACATCAATTGGTGCCAGGGCGGCTACAGGCTGTCAGTTTATGCGCGCACATCAGGCACCTGATGCGCCAGACCAGGTAAGTTTCTGGCAAATTATTACCCTTAGCGAGGTGGTAAGTCCGACCACTGTTGTGGATGTTCTTGCAGTCAGTGGCAATAACGTATTGTTTGGTCACGGAACAGGAGCGGGTATTACCTCATGGCGTCAAGTGGCGATGCTGGAGGGGGGCGCCTTTACGGGGGGTATTTCTGCTCCAAATATGCGTGGCGATACCCTGGTTACGGTTGGGGATGGCACTGGTGGGATGGCTAAAGGTGACGTTGATGGTGCAGGTTTTAATGGTAACAATCTGAACATTAAGTCATGGAATGGTATCGGATTTCAGAACTCAGAAGACCTGGCTATCCGGGCATATATCAGCACCCGACTCGGTGTTATCGCAGCTGCTGAAAATTTGCAGGCCGGAAATGCGATATTCAACAAAAACGGCGATGTTTACGGCGATATATGGGGCACAGGCAGCGGGCCTGGCTGGTTGAGTGCGTATATTGCAGGCAGACCGTTACGACAATACATCACCATGGTCGGTGTGTACCAGAACGACAAAACAAAGCCATTTATGCTTCATGACGATGGTTCTGGTGTATTCCTTGCCACAACGGACATGCTAAGTGGGTATGTTCAGTCCATCCGTTTCGGTGCTGTTGAGCATGGAAACGTATATCGTTCGCCCGGATTTGCAGACCAGTTAGGTTACGTCATTACAGGTGTTGAGAATGGAGACTCGAACGATACACCAGACAGAATTCAACGACGCTTGTTACAGCTTAAAGTGCATGGTCAGTGGTATACGGCGGGGGCATAAAAATGAGACATTTTAAAAATTTCACTAAAACAACGGAATTAACCCCTGTTCAGCAGGAATTATCAGAGAACTGCAGTATTCAGTTTATCCAGGATGAATCAGGTGTTGACTGGTATGTGTTACAGAAGTTATTCCAGCCCGATACGCTGAAAATCCAGTATGACAAAACAGGACTGATTATTTCTGCGGATAAAGATGTGACAAAGCTATTTCCGCTGAATTGCTCTGTTGTGGAATTCGCTGATACTGATATTCCTGATGGTTTCAAGCCTGGTAATTTTACCTACAGCAACGGCGTTATTGCCCCTGTGCAGATTGATTATGTTGCTTTAGCGACGGCAGAGCGCGACAGGCGCATGGAGTCGGTTACAGTAAAAATCAATCAGCTTGTAGAGGCTCAGGATGATGACGACATAACGGCTGACGAATTATCCGAACTCACTGCGCTACGTGAATACCGAACAAAGCTGCGCCGACTGGATTTGCGTTATGCCCCTGATGTTGAGTGGCCACCTTTGCCGGAATAATTCAGGCGGGCACCTGCCCGCTTTTTCTTTTCCCGTCTGTTGTATCACCCCTTACCCAACCCTGACAAATAGCCCCCTGTAAACGTACATCCGACAATATCACTCACCCCAACTAACGGAGTTAAATGGATGAGTGATTATCATCACGGTGTCGAGGTCGTCGAAATTAACGACGGCACCCGCACAATCTCGACGGTATCAACAGCGGTCGTTGGCATGGTCTGCACGGCCAGCGATGCTGACGCCGGGGCATTTCCGCTCAATGAGCCGGTGCTGATTACCAACCCACAAAGCGCCATCGCAAAAGCCGGTACTAAAGGTACCCTGAAAAAATCCTTACAGCTCATCGCTAACCAGTCAAAACCGGTTGTTGTTGTCGTGCGTGTCGCAGAGGGTACCGGCGACGACGAAGAGGCACAGGCACAAACCATTTCTAACATCATCGGCACCACGGATGAGAACGGCAAATACACCGGGCTGAAAGCGCTGTTAACGGCGAAAGCGGTCACCGGCGTGAAGCCCCGTATCCTCGGTGTGCCGGGTCTCGATACTCAGGAGGTGGCGACCGCGCTTGTCTCCGTGGCTCAGAAACTGCGCGCTTTCGCCTATGTCAGCGCGTGGGGCTGTAAAACCATTTCTGACGTCATTGCCTATCGTGAGAATTTCAGCGCGCGCGAACTCATGATTATCTGGCCTGAGTTCCTCGGATGGGATACCACGGCCAGCGCCACAACGACCAGCTACGCTACCGCCATCGCGCTGGGTCTGCGCGCCAAAATTGACAATGACACCGGCTGGCACAAAACCCTGTCAAACGTCGGCGTCAATGAGGTTACCGGTATCAGCGCGTCGGTCTTCTGGGATTTGCAGGAAAAAGGCACCGATGCCGACCTGCTGAATGAGGCCGGTGTTACCACGCTGATTCGTTCTGATGGCTTCCGCTTCTGGGGTAACCGTAATTGCTCTGATGACCCGCTGTTTCAGTTTGAGAACTACACCCGCACGGCACAGGTCATCGCCGACACAATGGCCGAGGGGCATATGTGGGCGAACGATAAGCCCATTACCGCGACACTGATTCGCGACATTATCGACGGCATCAACGCGAAATTCCGCGAGCTGAAAAGCGGCGGTTACATCATCGATGCGACGTGCTGGTTTGACGAAGAGGCCAACAGCAAAGAATCCCTGAAAGCCGGGAAACTGTTTATCGATTATGACTATACGCCCGTGCCACCACTCGAGCACCTGACCTTACGCCAGCGCATCACCGATAAATATCTGGCGAATCTTATCTCGTCCGTCAACAGCAAATAAGGAGCCTGACAAATGGCATTACCGCGCAAGCTCAAACTGATGAACCTGTTTATCGACGGGGTGAGTTATCTCGGCGTCGTGCAGTCCGTCACGTTGCCAAAATTAACCCGCAAGCTCGAGAAGTATCGCGGCGGCGGGATGAATGGCTCAGCCTCGGTTGACCTTGGCCTCGATGACGATGCGCTGTCGGCTGAAATCTCGCTCGGCGGTTTTCCTGATGATGCTGTCTGGTCGTTATATGCCGCCACCGGTACGGCCTCCGTGCCGCTACGTTTTGCCGGGTCTTACCAGCGTGATGACACCGGCGAGACCGTGCCGGTTGAGGTTGTTCTCCGTGGCCGTCAGAAAGAAATCGACCTCGGCGAAGCCAAGCAGGGCGAAGACACTGAGTCGAAAATCTCGCTCGAGTGCTCGTACTACAAGCTGACCCTCAACGGTAAAGATATGGTCGAAATCGACACCGTGAATCTCGTCGAAATGGTGAACGGTACCGACATGCTCGAGGCACACCGACAGAATATTGGCCTGTAATTATTGTCCCGGTCAGCATGGCTGGCCGGTCATCCTGAAACCTGAATTTAACGAGAAATATCATGGAAAAAACTAACGAAAATATAGTCACTCTGATTAAACCCATCAAGCGCGGTGAGCAGGTTATTTCCGATGTCACCCTGTTAAAACCGTGTGCCGGAACCCTTCGCGGCGTCAGCCTGGCATCTGTCGCAAATTCTGACGTCGATGCGCTGATTAAAGTGCTGCCGCGCATGACCATGCCGTCGCTGACCGAGCAGGAAGCCGCCGCGCTGGAGCTGCCCGACCTGTTGTCGTTTGCCGGTAAGGTGGTCGGTTTTTTGTCACCGAGTTCGGCGGCGTAACCTTCCCGAAAAAACTCTCGGTCGATGACCTGATGGCTGACATAGCGGTCATTTTCCACTGGTCGCCATCAGACCTTTATCCCATGAGCCTGACCGAGCTCGTCAACTGGCGCGAAAAAGCGCTACAGCGAAGCGGAAACACGAATGAGTAATAACCTAAAACTCGAAGTGCTGCTGAAAGCTGTCGACCAGGCGACCCGACCCTTTAAAGCGATCCAGACGGCGAGTAAATCGCTGTCTGGTGATATCCGCACGACTCAGCAATCCCTGCGTGATTTGAATGGTCAGGCATCGAAAATAGACGGTTTTCGTAAAACCAGTGCGCAACTGGCGGTAACCGGTCAGTCGCTGGAAAAAGCAAAACAGGAAGCTGAAGCGCTGGCGGTGCAGTTTAAAAATACGGAACGGCCAACAGCGGCACAGGCCAGAGTGCTGGAGTCAGCGAAACGCGCGGCTGATGGGTTACAGACGAAATATAACAGTCTCACGCAGTCAGTTAAGCGGCAACAGGCCGAGCTCGGTAAAGCGGGGATAAATACCCGCAACCTTACGAATGATGAAAACCGCCTGAAAAATAATATCAGCGAAACGACCGCACAGCTTAACCGACAGCGTGAAGCACTGGCGCGCGTCAGCGCGCAACAGGCGAAACTGAGTGCAGTACAAAAACGCTATCAGGCAGGGAAGGCTCTGGCAGGGAATGCCGCCTCGATGGGCGCTGCCGGGGTAGGTATGGCAACAACAGGTACTCTCGCCGGTGTTGCACTAATGAAACCCGGTTATGATTTTGCCCAGAAAAACTCTGAGCTTCAGGCTGTTCTCGGCGTCGAAAAAGATTCAGCTGATATGGTGGCGCTCCGCAAACAGGCGCGTCAACTCGGTGATAACACAGCCGCGTCGGCTGATGATGCTGCCGGTGCTCAGATTATTATTGCAAAAGCCGGTGGTGATACCGCTGCTATTCAGGCGGCTACGCCAGTGACGCTTGATATGGCGCTCGCAAACCGTCGAACGATGGAAGAGAACGCCGGGTTATTGATGGGGATGCGCTCTGCATTCCAGCTCTCAAACGATAAGGTCGCCCATATCGGTGATGTTCTGTCGATGACGATGAACAAAACCGCCGCCGACTTTGACGGCCTGAGTGATGCGCTGACCTATGCCGCGCCGGTGGCGAAAAATGCCGGGGTCAGTATCGAAGAAACAGCCGCAATGGTCGGCGCACTGCATGACGCCAAAATTACAGGCTCGATGGCGGGTACGGGGAGCCGCGCTGTGTTAAGTCGCCTACAGGCTCCTACGGGAAGAGCGTATGACGCTATTAAAGAGCTCGGCGTAAAAACGGCTGATGGTATGGGGAACACGCGCCCAATATTTACCATTCTGAAAGAAATGCAGCGGAGCTTTGAGAAAAATAATCTCGGTACCGGTCAGCGCGCTGAATACATGAAAACCATATTCGGTGAAGAGGCAAGCTCAGCTGCTGCTGTATTAATGACTGCAGCCTCAAGCGGTAAGCTGGACCAGCTTACCGCCACGCTTAAAGCATCTGACGGTAAAACGGCTGAGCTCGTCAAGGTCATGCAGGACAACCTCGGCGGCGACTTTAAAGAGTTCCAGTCAGCTTATGAGGCGGTCGGAACAGACCTGTTTGACCAGCAAGAGTCATCCTTGCGTAAGCTGGTACAAACGGCGACCGGTTATGTTTTAAAACTTGATGGCTGGATACAAAAAAATAAATCACTGGCGACGACGCTTGGGGTTATTTCAGCGGCGGCTATCGGTGTTGTGGGGGTTATAGGGGCAATCGGTCTTGTTGCGTGGCCGGTTATTATCGGTATTAACGCCATCATCGCTGCTGCTGGCGCACTTGGTGCTGTCTTTACGACAATCAGTGGCGGGGTTGTCGCCGCAATCGGTGCTATTACGTGGCCGGTCGTGGCCGTTGCGGCGGCGGTTGTCGCTGGCGCGCTGCTGATTCGCAAATACTGGGAGCCTGTCAGCGCCTTTTTCGGTGGTGTTATCGAGGGGCTGATGAGCGCCTTTGCGCCGGTCAGGGAAATGTTCGCGCCGCTGGCACCCGTCTTTGACGGCCTCGGGGAGAAACTTCGCGGCGTCTGGCAGTGGTTTAAAGACCTGATAGCGCCGGTAAAAGCGACTCAGGACACGCTGAACAGTTGCCGTAACGTCGGTGTCATGTTCGGTCAGGCGCTGGCTGATGCGCTGCTGATGCCGCTTAACGCCTTTAACAAGCTGCGAAGCGGGATTGACTGGGTGCTCGAAAAGCTCGGGGTTATCAACAAAGAATCCAGCTCGCTTGACCAGACCGCGGCGAAAGCTAGTGCGGCGACGCAGAACGGCTATAGCCCGGCTATCAGCTCTTACAACAGCTATCAGCCAGTCACGGCACCCGCCGGTAAAACCTACATCGACCAGAGTCGGCCAACCTATCAAATCAACGTGCCGGGCAACGGTATGCCGGGCGGTCGGTTAGGTAATGATTTGCAGGATGCCTTAGAAAAATATGAGCGTGAGAAACGCGCCAAAGCCCGCGCAAGCATGATGCATGACTAAGGAGACCGATTATGATGCTGGCACTAGGTATGTTTGTTTTTATGCGTCAGACGTTGCCCTATCAGAGCATGCAGCGCAGCGCGGATTATAGCTGGGCGTCAAACTCCCGCATCGGGAAGCGTGACGCTTTTCAGTATCTCGGTGAAGGGGAGGACAAAATCACCCTGAGCGGTGACCTTTATCCTGAGCTGACCGGCGGCAAGTTTTCGATGCTGACGCTTTATGCGATGGCCGAGCAGGGGCGAGCATGGCCGCTTATTTCAGGCTCAGGCTGGATTTACGGGATGTTTATTGTCAGCAATGTCTCGGAGACCGGCACGGTATTTTTTGAGGACGGGTCGCCACGAAAAATCAGCTTCACTCTGTCACTGACCCGTGTCGATGAATCGCTCGCGGCGGTCTATGGCGATATCGGAAAACAGGCCGAGAGTCTTGTCGGTAAAGCGGGCGATCTGCTGTCTAAGGTGGGGGCTTAATCATGCTGGATATTATCACCGGCGCGGGGGGCACACTGACGCCCGATTTTATGCTGACACTGGAAAGCAAAGATATCACCGGCAATATCAGCGACCGGCTGATTAATCTCTCGATGACGGATAACCGGGGCTTTGAAGCTGACCAGCTCGATATTGAACTCGATGATTCTGACGGGCTTGTCGCGCTGCCGATTCGCGGCGCGGTGCTGTCACTGTATCTCGGCTGGAAAGGCTTCGCGCTCGTTGGTAAGGGGCGATTTATCGTCGATGAGGTGGAGCACCGGGGGGCACCGGATACGGTGACCATTCGCGCCCGTAGCGCTGATTTTCGCGGAACGCTCAATTCACGCCGCGAGGAATCATGGCACGACACCACACTCGGCGTTATCGTCAGCGCGATAGCCGTCCGGAATAAATTAACGGCCAGTGTCGCGGATTCTCTTGCCGGGATAAAAATTCCGCATATCGACCAGTCGCAGGAATCCGACGCTGTTTTCCTGACTCGCCTCGCGGAACGCAACGGCGGCGCGGTATCGGTCAAGGCGGGTAAATTGCTGATGCTCAAAGCGGGAAGTGGTACGACGGCCAGCGGAAAAGCTATCCCTCTGATTACTATCCAACGCAGTGACGGCGACCGGCATCAGTTTGCTATTGCTGACCGTGGTGCTTACACGGGCGTAACGGCTAAATGGCTGCACACCAAAGACCCAAAACCGGCGAAGCAAAAGCAAGCGGTGAAGCTGAAGCGCAAGCCAAAAGAGCAACACCTCCGGGCGCTACAGCACCCGAAAGCAAAAGTCGTGAGCAGTAAAACCGCAGCGAAAAAGAAGAAAGAGCAGGAAGCCCGCGAGGGTGAATATATGGCCGGTGAGGCTGACAACGTTTTCGCACTGACGACCATTTACGCGACAAAGGCGCAAGCGATGCGCGCGGCTCAGGCGAAGTGGGATAAATTACAGCGTGGCGTTGCGGAGTTCTCAATCACGCTGGCAACTGGTCGGGAAGATATTTATCCCGAAATGCCGGTCAGGGTCTCGGGCTTTAAGAGCGTCATCGATGACCAGTCGTGGATAATCAGTAAGGTGACCCATAATCTAGGCGGGAATGGCTTCACGACGACTGTAGAGCTCGAGGTCATGCTTTCCGGCATAGAATATGAGTCGGAAGAAAATGGTTCTCAAATGGTGAATAACTGAGTATTATTAATTCACTTTTTGTGAATGCGTGGAGGTGGCATGTTCCATTGTCCAAAATGCCAGCATGCAGCGCATGCTCGTACCAGTCGCTATCTTAGCGAGAATACTAAAGAGCGTTATCATCAATGTACGAATATTAATTGCAGTTGCACATTCGTAACGATGGAGTCTGTAGAACGTTTTATTGTTACACCGGGAACAATAATTCCGGCGCCACCTCACCCGTCGGTGAGTGGTCAGCGGCCATTGTGGCTCTGA